CCTTAGAAAGTGAAACATCAACTAAAAAAACGCGTAAAATTGTCGCAGAATTATTGGCTGATAAGGGCTTATCATTAAATAAACTAGATGAACGAGTTTCTAAAATAGAATCAGAAAAAGAAAATATTTTTACTGCTGGTGCATTAGATGCAATTAATGCTCTAGAGGATAGAGTTGATAATTTACAAGAACTTGCAAAAAAATATCTAAATGCAGAACTTGAAGCTGTAGCATTAAAGCAAGAAAAAACAGAGGAAAATTTATCAGCAATGCAAAAACTATCATTTGAAATATGCAGATATTATGGCGGTGATTTTAATTTAGATGATTTTAATAATTGTTATGATATAATTAAAAAATATAATATTAACTTAAATGCTGAAGGGGGTAAAAGTGTTAAGTAGAAAACATTATATAGTTATTGCTAAAGCTATCAAAGATAATACAGAAAGCAACAACAGCATTAGAAAAGATGATTTAATATCTGACTTAGCAATCTATTTTAAATCAGATAACCCGTGTTTCAATTGGTTAAAGTTTGAAGATGCCTGTGATTAAATAGTAATAATAAATAAATAAAGGATAGAAAGCCCCGCAGATTTAGCGGGGTTTTTTATTGCTTGACCTTTTCCAATATAATTACAAAAAATCAACATATATTATAATATTTAATCCAAAAAATCAACTTGCGAGGGAAAATCTAACGTAATTTCGGGGGGGCGGCATGTAAAATAAACACCCACACACATTCTAATGGTATTTTTCGAGTTTTTGACTTACCTTTTTTTTTATTATTAATTTTTTTTTACTCTAGAGATATATCCTTAGAGTTATCTCTATATAGTATCTCTATAGAGTTATTAATATAATCAAATAATTCAATTATGCAAGCATTTTTTATTTTGAAAAATTTTTTGTATATTTTGATATGGACTTAAAAGTAATCAAGGGAAATAATCACTATTTGTATGATAACATTGAAGAATACAAAGCACTAGGGTGC